TCTTTTTTGTATCTTTACTCTGATGCCTTAGATGTATTTTTTTAAAAAAGTATAGACGCACTCTCCCATATTAAAGGTACGAAATATATTCCATATAAACAAGCCTTTCTTCAAATATTTTTAGGGGTAAGAATAACCACCTCACCTCTTCCGCCGCTATGGAGTAAAGTAAGAAAGTGGAAAATGTAACCCGAAGCTGGACACCCATAAAAATAATAATAGCTAAATTACCTATATAGTGTATAGTAGTAGTATAAGAGTATATAGGTGTATAGTATAAGAGAGAACACATAGTGTATATAGGAAGAGTGTAAGTGTGTAGTACCTCCAGCTCAAGCGAACGAAGTGAGCGCAAGTAAAGCTCCAATAAAAAAATATATGTGTAGGGGGGTGGGGGTCCTCTTGCGGTTTCTTGTAATTACCGAAAAAAGAAGCTGTTAACAGGCCCGGTCTAGCCTCTTCTCGTATCGGTGTCAATTTTTTACCCAGGGAATGATGACACCGGATGACACCCTCTGGAGGGTATCTCTGAGAGATATCCATATGGATGTGTGAAATGAGGTATAATTATTATAGCTAGGATTTGGTTATGTCAATTATTTTTCGTATATTTGTTTGTAAAGAAAAAATGTGAATTTTAAAATAGAGACTGAAACTAATATAATATCTATATGTGATGGTTATATTATTATTGAAGATATAACGGATACTCAGAGTGAACCTATCATAAGAGAGATAGATAAGTTAGATACCTTATATAGGGCAAGTATAAATTCACTACATCCTATAATAGATTGGTTGATTAAAGAATTGAAGAATTGAACCATTGTGAATGTAGAGAAGATGAAGAACCCCAAATTCCAATATAAAGGTATATGGTATGAGATACTCTCAGAGGTTACTGATGTAGGTGATGCGGGAAGGGCAAACCAAATCCTTATAGATTTTGAGTATTGTGAATCTAAAGGAGATTGGATGACGATAAAGAATCGAATCAAAAATGGTTTGATGTGGGAATGGTTAAAAGAGATTAACGAAAAAGAAGCTAAAGATTTTTGGTAGATGGAAACTGAAGAACAAACATTAAGTAAACAAAGAGAAGCTCTTATAGAGTTGCAAGGATGGCAAAGGGAAATCTTAGCGATGGAATCTTCGGAGTTAGATGAATATACATTTGGAATGGAGGAAAGGAATTTCTTAAAGGATACTCAAAAGAAGATGATTAAGGAATGTTTGAGCGATGATTACTTTATTCTTCGTAATGAGGATAGAGTAATTCTTTGGAAGGTATTGAAAAAAGGCTATTATTATGAGTGGGAAAGAGAACTACTCAATAAGGTAAGGAAAGATTTCTTAAAAGGAAATAATTGGATTAAGTAATATGGAGGATAAAGAAAAGGATATAGTAGAAGAAGGACTATGGGACCATTATAGTGAATTACCCAATCCACTATGGTATGAGTATAAAGAAAAAAATAAAGAGAAGGATGAGTAAAGATATCAATGAAGAGTTAGCTTGGTGGAGTTATCAAAAGAAGAAAGGAATAATGGAGGGTGATATGAAATATGTATTTGAATGTAACCAAGCCATTAAAGAATTGATGGAAGTAAACTCTAAGGTTGTGTGATTGTTCCTCAGTACCTATACTATTTATACATATGAATTCAGAGGAATACTATTATATAGGGGAGTATGGGGATACGGATGATATCGATTCCCTTCTATTCAGTAAGGTAACTCATCTTAATTGGGTATTGGGATGTTATCGTCAAGGGAGTATAAGGAGTACAACGATTAGAGAGTTGATTCCCTTACGTTCCCTTCAACGATTACTTATCCGTATGGAAGAACTGAGTGAATACGAGCTATGTGAAACAATATTGGATATGATGATTGAATGTTATCCAACTAAAATAAATTAAAGTACAATGGAAAATCAAATGAAAAGTAAACCTACTCCTAATAAAGCTATTGGTGAATGGAAGATAGGGGATGAAGATAACTTTATTTCATTCTCTCTTACTACTAAACCTAATTGGTTCCGTAGGATGATGGCTAATTTATTCTTTGGCTTGGTATGGATAGATTACCCACAACCAAAGGAGGTTAAGGATGTACCACCATCTAAGGGAGTTAAGGCTAAGATAACTAAGGTGATACCCAAAGGAAGAAGATAATATGAAGGCGATACCTAATAAATCAAGAACAAGATATATAGCAAACAACCCAATGGGGGAATTGATTAGAATTATATCACATAAGTTTACAACTGCTGATAAGCGTAATCGTTGGAAGATTAAGTTGTAACTATCATAAAAAATCAAGGAAAGACGAAATTTTCTTTTTTCTTCGACACCGATGTAAATTTTTTAAAGACAGATAGTAAGTAAAGTAATAGGGGGGATTCGGTTCCCACCAACACAAAAGGAGATTATGAGTATATTGGAGATTATAAGTTGGGCGGCAACGCTGTTAATCATCGTTTCATTTTTGATTGATGATATCATATGGTTAAGGGGAGTAAGTATGTTAGGTTCCATCCTATGGTTCATATATGCGGTGTTTACGAACCAACCATCATTACTATTTTTAAATGGTGTGGTAATATCGATACAAATTTGGAAGATAGTTGGATTAGTTAAACAAAAAAAATAAAAGTTATGGAAAAACAAAAAGCAGTAATAGTTAGTGGATACTTTAATCCATTACACAAAGGACACTTAGAGTTGTTCCGAAAAGCGAAAGAGCAAGGGGATAAACTTTGGGTGATTGTGAACTCCAATTTACAAAGAGAGTTAAAGGGTTCAAAAGAATTTATGGATGAGTTAGAGAGGTTGGAGATTATTCAATCTATTCGTTATGTGGATTATGCTTTAATCTCACAAGATAAAGATTCTACTCAATGTAGTACTTTGGAAATCTTTTCACAAATGTTTGGTGAACAATATGATTTGTTATTTGCCAATGGTGGAGACCAGAACAATGATACCATTCCAGAAAAAGAAGTTTGTGAACGAGTAGGTATTGGTTTAATTGATGGATTGGGTGATAAGGTTCAATCTTCATCTTGGTTATTAAAATAAAGGTTATGTTTGATGATTTTGAATTAGATGAATACGATAAGGGAATGCATCGTAGGAATACTACTAAGCAGAAGAGTGTTAAGTTATTAGAGAGTTTATCGGTAGATAGATATGAGAATGAGTTCAATAGAGATTGGAAATTGTATTTAACCGAAATGTTTAAGTATGATGATGAACCAACACCATATGTAAAGCCTGAGCCAATTGTGATTAAAGAGATACATCCATTTGAAGATTGGATATAAAAAGAAACCCCACCGATTAAAGTGGGGTTTTTTATTTTAGTTAATAATTGTAAGTTACTTTTATATTAAAAAAGGGGAAACCTTTCGGAATCCCCTTTAATAGATTTATGTAGTTTCTCTTAGAAGTTGTACTTCAATGAAGCGTTCCAAGTTCTACCGAAACCAAACCATACTGAGTTACGAGTATCAATACCATTCCAAGTAGTTGAGTTCTCATCAGCGTGAATGTTAGTTTCTGATTCAGCGATGTAAGTAGCATCAAATAAGTTGTTGATGTTTACTCTAAATGTAACGTTGTTATCAAATAATTTGAAACGAGTAGTTACACCTGCATCTGCTAAGAAGTATGATGGTAGTTTCAATGCACCTGCGTTATCCGGTGTTGTGAATACCTCATCAACAATTGAATAATCAGCGTACAATCCATCTACATAACGTCCACCTAAATCGATATTAAATTTACCAATACGATATTCTGCGTTTAAGTTAGCAGTTAGTTGAGCCGCATCACCTACCTTAGCATCTTTTAGGTAAAGAGTACCTGTTCCGATTTCTTGTTGGTTAGCATCGAATAGAGTTGAGGTGAAATCCTTAGTGTATCTCCAATCACCAATGGAAGCCATACCTTCTAACTTCAAACGAGAAGTTGGTCTGTATGTTGCTTCAATCTCAATACCTTTGTGATTAACATCGATATCTCTAAATTGAGCAGTACCCAAATCACCTTGTCCATTAAACAATGAACGAGTGATAAAACGATTACCCCAAGATGTAGAGTATGCGTTTACATTAAGAGTAAGGTTATCACCAAAGTATCCATAACCTAATTCAAATGAAGTAATTTCTTCATTATCAATATCATCGTTAATAGTATTAATATAATTAGGGAATATTGCGTTAAACTGAGGTTGACGAGAAATAAATCCGGTGTTAAAGAATACATTTGATTTTTCATCAATGTTGAAGTTAGCACCACCTTTAACGTATCCACCACCTCTATTAGCTATTTGTGAAATAGGTTCTGATGGTACATCGAAGAAATCTTCTCTTTGGAATGATTGATTAGAATAACCACCTTGTAATACTGCTGTTAATTTCTTATCATCATTGTATTCAACCAATCCATTCACACCTTGCCATCCAACGATACCATTGTTGAAGTAATCAATCTTAGGACCATCTAAACCAGTTCCAGTAAACGGAGTTGCTGCAACAGTTGTGTTGATGATTGTACCTGCTGAGTTCTTATTACCTGTTGAGTAGTAACCATCCAATCCCATCAAATCATTCATTACACGATAGTGGTAACCTTTGTAAGAACGTAAATCAACACCAATAGATGTTTTGAATTTACCAAACTGTCCCTCTAAGTTAGAGATACCACCAACCCAATCATGTGAGTTCATAGATGCTCTTCTTACCAATACTGAACGATTCACATTAGAATCTCTGAATCCGTTTGAACCAATCAACTGACCAGCGAATCCACTAATATCACCAGTGTATCCATTGGTAGTAGCGATGTTGTTTGCTACGATTGCATCGAAATCAACGAATCCGTTTGCATCTCTTGCTCCCCTACCATTTTCCAAATAGTGTTCGGTAAGGTCTTTTTGGTATGGTGAATAATCAGCCACACTACTACGGAAGTTATTTCCACGAGGACCTGTACCACCACCTCTACCGGCTGAACCATATAGAGAAGTATTCAATTTTAAGTTATCCGAAATCTCCCAATCCCAGTTGATTGTTGCTAATGGTTTGTTGTAGAAGTTTCTTCTCATGTTGAATTCTTCACCACCTCTAAATCCAGCATCTGAATTCCAACGTCTATCGATACCTTCTTCACCAAAGTTTTGATAATCTCTAATAGATACCCAAGAAGTTCTCTGATGGTGCCATTGACCTGCTCCTAAGAATGTAAAGTTAAGTGAGTGGTCTGAATCTTCTGGTGCATAACCAACGGATGTGAAGTAGTTATACCCCTCACCAGCAGTACCATAGATGTAACCATCACCTTGCCATTTTGATAATAAAATAGATGTTGCCCATCCATCTTCACTCTTACCACTATTATAAACAGCAGTAGTTTTAGAGTAACCATTATTACCAAATGATTGAGTCAATGAAGTTCCCTTCTTCTTATCAGCTGCTTTGGTAAATACTGAAATCGTTCCACCTACCGAAGGAACTGCTAATCGAGTTGCACCTAAACCTCTTTGGATTTGGATACCTGATGCTACATCGGTTAAACCTTGCCAGTTAGACCAATATACCCATCCACTCTCCATATCATTAACAGGCTGTCCGTTAATAAGAATTGAAGTATTACTTTGGTCGAAACCTCTAAGGTTAATACGAGAATCACCATAACCACCACCTTGTTTAGTAGCGTAAACACCTGGCGTGCGATTCATAATTTCTGGGAATTCTTGATTACCAGTCTTTAATGAAATCTCAGATGGTCTGATAGTTGATACAGCTACTGGGGTTTCCCTTACCTTAGCAATATCAATCACACCTGATGTTACTACTACTTCACTCAATGTATTTCTACTTGATATTAAAGTGTATGTAGTTCCATTCGTTAGTGTTCCTACTAAATTTTCGTATCCCAAAAATGAGATAACGATTTCACTACCTTCCGCAGCATCCACCGTAAAGTTACCTTCAAAATCAGAGATAGCTCCGATTGTGGTACCCTTTACAACAATTGCTGCTCCCGGTAATGGTTCATTTGTTCCAACTTCCACTACCTTACCAGTAGTTTGGCCGAATGAGGTTAATGTGGTCAGTACCATCATTACCCCAACTAAAATTTGCTTCATAATTAAATTTGTTTTGTTCATTTTATTATAACCCAATACAGCTCAAATGTGAGTTGTATCTTTTAATTGGTTACAAATATACAAAGAAATATTGAGCTAACCAAATTTTTTTAAGAAAACTTTAACCATTGTTAATAACTTTTAAAAAAATATTAGATAAAGCTTGTTTATTTAAAAAATTATTTGTATATTTGTAATGTTTACACTATATAATAGTGTAAAAAATATTGTTATATGGAATTAAGACCCAATCAAATTGAACCAGTAAGGTTAGGTATTGAGTATTTCGATGAAAAGAAGCCAGTACCATCAATAATTGTTGCACCTACCGCATTTGGTAAGTCAATTGTTATTGCCGCAATCGCTAAGGGAGTGGGTGAGAAGTTGTTAGTGATACAACCATCTAAAGAATTGTTGGAGCAAAACTATTCTAAATTTATTAATTTAGGTGGGGAGGCTTCCATATATTCAGCTTCAATGGGTGAAAAGGAGATTGGTAATGTTACATATGCAACAATCGGTTCAATCGTTAACATTGCTTCTAAGTTCAAAGAATATGGGATTACAAAGGTTATAATTGATGAGTGTGATAGATTCCCCAGAGAACCAAACGGAATGCTTAGGCGTTTCCTAAAGGGTGCTGGTATCGTTCATACGTTGGGTTTAACTGCTACACCTCTGAAATTACAAACCAATATGGGACAGGATGGTAGACCTTTCTCTAAATTAGTAATGTTAACCTCTCGTTCTAAGAAAGGTATCTTTTTTAAGAAGATTATTTACGTTGCCCAAATTCAAGAAATGGTTGAGTTGGGATTTTGGAGTAAGCTGGAATATCAATCTTATGATTTCAATACTGGTGATTTAGTTTATAATACTACTGGTGCTGAATATTCCAACTCATCTATTAAGAAAGCATATAAAAACCAGAAAATCGGTGATAAGATTGCTAAAAAGGTGGAAGAACTATACAATAGAAAGTCAATCCTTATAGCTGTACCCACAATTGATGAAGCTATTGAACTAACAAAGAAGATTCCAAGTTGTAAAGCGGTATATTCTGATATGCATCCGCAGGAGAGAAACGAAATTATTGAAGATTTCAAAGCTGGTAGATTGAGATGTATTGCACAAGTTAATATTTTAACAGTTGGATTTGATTACCCAGAGTTAGATTGTATTATTACTGGTAGACCAACCGCATCTCTGAGTTGGTGGTATCAGTTTGTTGGTAGGGTTACCCGTATCCACCCTAACAAATCCGAAGGATTGGTTGTTGATTTTGTAGGAGCCGTACCTAAATTTGGTAAGGTAGAAGATATCTACTTTAAAGATGAAGGTACAATGTGGAAAATGTATGGAGAAGGTAAGAAACTCCTTACTGGGATTCCTATTCAAGAGATTGGATTACATATAGAAGGTGAGAAATCTCCACATGAAAAAGCTGCTGAAGGTGGTAAAGTTTTAATGCCTTTTGGAAAGTTTGCTGGTAGAGAGGTTAGAGAAATTCCTGCATCATATAGAGATTGGATGTTAACTAATTTTAATTGGACACCATTTAATCAAAAAATCAAAGATGAAATTTTAAGATTAAAATCCATTGGTATTTAATACTTAGTTATACTTATATAAAAACTCATTGATTAGTATCTTTTACTCAATGATTCCAATCGTTATCTCAACATAGTCTACATTATTAAGTTATTCAATTGTTACTTTAACAAAAAAGTATCATTACATGAGTGCTTTAAAGTTTATAGGAATTTATCTATTCCTATTATGTGGGATTATTCATCAATCCCATTCACAAGAAATTAAAATAGGGGAAGTTACTAACGAAATTCGATTAGGTCCTTTCGCTGGTAATTCTAATCTTTCTATGGGAGTTCGTAATATATTAGAAGAACTCTTAATAGATTTAGATTATGATTTATGGGATGGTGCAGATACTCAAATTAATATTCGTTTAGTCTTTTTTGATGTAAAGAATATTGGAAAAAGTATTGGTATCTATCATAACAAAGTTTCAGCAACTCAAATTATAGCAATTGGAGAACTCCAAGAAGGAAAAAAAGTAAAGAAGAGAGTTACGAAAAAGGGAGTGAGTAAGGAGATATCAAACTCAACACTCGTAGTTGCATCCGATGGTAGTTTTAACCAACAAACTGCCTCCAGTGCTTTAAAGAAAGTATTGGTTCAAATAGTTGAGGATTTACTATGAAAAAAATTTTAACTCTTTTAGTATGTGTACTAAGTACACTAAGTGTGTACTCACAAGAAATTAATATATCGTTAGATTATGCAGGGTTGATTAACGAACCTGTGCAAGGAGAAACAACACCAGTTACCGATTTGGAAATTGGTGATGAGTTTTATTTAGATATCACAATTGGTAATACCGATAACTCAGAAAGAATAGTGACTTATGCTGATATTTGGTTAACCTTTAAAAATGATGCATTTGAATATTTGGGAGTTGATAATCCAAATACTAATGGTAACTGGTACACCAATCAATGGCCTTCATCTTATATCTTTCATAATTCAACTACCGCAGATGTAGATGATTTATATGGACAATATTACACCGACCATTATTGGGAATATGTAGGAGATGAAAACTCAGATGATGCTCCGATGGTAATAACTTCACAAACAACAGGTGAATTGGATGGTGTTGTGGCAAGATTAAAGTTTAGGTATAAGCAAGTTCCAAACGGATTTGATTTTAATCAATCTACTATGCTAAGAAAGGCATCGGTTAGAGATAATACTACTTCATATAACTTTACAAGTATTACCGCATTTCCAAATCAATCATTTGATAATGTTCCACCATCTACAACTGTGAGTGCACAATTCAAAGTCTTATTTCCTGCTAGTTTAGACCCAATACTATTTGATGGTGGGTTATATACACCAGACCCAAATGAACCAAATAGTTGGTATCAGCCACAATATGCAACATATGGAAATCTATCTTCAACTGGAACATTGGATATTACTCAAGGTTTTAATAGAACTGATGATTTTGCGGTAATTGTAAATTGGGATGGTTATGTAGTTGATACTGAAAATGGTGATTACACAATTCCATTCTCAGAACAATATGATGAGATTGTAACTATATCAGATGTTGCCCTTGCTTTCGCTGAATTAAACAATGGTGGTATTGGTGGTAACGAAGTTGGAAATGAATTCAACTATGGTGTTCAATTTATGAATGCTGATGTTAACCAAGATGGTACATTCAATTCCGATGATACCTATCAGATGTTATTGCATGTAATTGAGGGTACGAGTTATTTAACAGACCCAGAAGCTATGGTTTATGCATCTAAGTTCTATCCAAAAGCACAATATGATACGATAACAAATGAAAACTATCCTCAAATTGTAAATGGAACTACATTGATGACGGAGTTGGATAATAAGGATAACACCACATTACAATTTGATTTTGAAACAGCAATAACTTGGAGAGGTGATGTAAATCTATCACACTCTACCGAACCCGATGTTAGTGGAGCAGACCCTGCTGCGGCTCAACAAGCTAAAGAGTTTATTCCATCATATGCTAAGGCAACCAATAAAGAGGAAAGGCAGATATCTACTACATTAGTTACTGAATTAGTGGATGGTAAAGTTGTAGTAACGATTACAATGGAACCAGGTACTCAAAAGGTGATTGGTGCACAATATAAACTTGGGTTTGATTCAAATCGATTAGTATTTGATGATATCAATTTTAAAACAAATAACACATCTACTAACTTTAGTAATCTAAAAGGTAATAATATTAATATTGGGTCATTAGTACAAATTCAAAATCAATTTTTGGATTCATCAACAAAGTACACCTTAACATTTACACCAACAATCCAGTTACAAAACACATTAGGATTGGTTATTCTTTCAACAACTGATGCGGTTAACGCAAGAGGTGAACAACTTAAAATGAATATAGAATAATGAAAAAGATATTTTACATATTACCACTTTTATTAGTGTTTGGATGTACTGCTGATTTGATGGAGGTTGAACCATATGGTAACGATACTGAATTACATATGGATATTTTCGAAGTACAAAATACAGTTGTAAGTGATGGGGATGAGTTTATTATAAACTTCGATTCTAATGGTGAATATACATTATCTTTAATAGATGATTTTACTAACATAACTTACACAAATGAAAAAGTTAATGGTAAAGCTGGTGTGAATTCATTACAAATTTACACTAAAGCATTACCTAAAGGGAGTTACAAATTTTTGGTTAAAGATAACCAAAGCAAAATCATTAAACAAACAATTATAAAATTATGAGTAAAGAAGCAGAAAACAATGGTGGATTCTTTTCAAACATGAAGAATCAAATTGCAACTGGTGCTGGAGTTATCTTAACTGGTATCGGTACAATGTTTATGGATGAGGTAAAAACGTTCATTGGTATTGCGGATGAAGAAGATGAGAAAACTGAGCAGGTTGAGGTTAAGGCTGAACAAAATCAATCAGTTAATGTAACTGGACCTGAAATTATCATCAATATTCCAGAACAAAAACCAACAGAAACTAAAACAATTATTAAAGAAGTTCCGGTTAAGAGGAAAAAAGAAAAAGAGGAAGAAATAGATTGGTAAATCAATTAAATTAAATTATATGAAAAAGTTTTTAAAATGGTGGAGAGTGTGGGGTCAAATATGGGGTTTCGTACTTCACATAACTTTACTGAATTTTATATTGTTAAATGATAATATTCAATCGTATGCAAAAGATAATGAGTGGGTTGGTATTGGATGGATAGTATTGTTTTTTGGCGGAGCTATTTGGTATGCGTGGCAAAGTAAATTATATGGATGGAGATTACCAAAAGATATTAAAGAAACACATTAAATATAAACAAAAAATGAAAAAATTATTACTATTATTGATATGTGTATTTCTAACACAAATCACCTTTTCACAAGTAGGAAGTATAAAAGCAGAAGAATATGTTGCAGAATTTGAAAAGAAAAAATCTATCGATGATGTTTCCGATTATGATGGGGATATGTTACCTGTTGCATTGCTCGATGTAGGTATCTCAGATGAGTTGTACGGAACTTATCCAGAGTTAAGGGATGGTAGAGTAGGATTGGGATTAACTAACATTGTAATCGAATATTTGGATTGGACAAATAGATTTGAGTTTGTAGAAGAAAAATCTACAATTAAAGATAGAATGAAATCACAATGGGTTGCATCTCGTAAGGGTGTATCTGAAAATAAAGTATATGGTATGGGTAAGATTACTCTTGCTGAATACTTTGTAACGATTGAGATTTACGATTTCTCAGTTTCAGAAGATGAGGTACTTTCTCTTAAAGACGGTTCTAAACAAACTTCTACAACTCGATTAGGATTGCAAGTTCGTTTTACTGATGCTGAGACTGGTAGATACTTAGTGGGGTCTGGTTTAGGGGATGCTAAGACTGTTAAAACTCAAGAAGGTTTAATTGGTTTAGATGTGGATGAAATCGCATTTAGAGAATCAGGTATAGGAGTTGCTACTCGTAAAGCATTGGAAACTGCTTCAGCGAGAATTGTGGCAAGAATGATTAAGAAGGGTATCTTCGAAAACTAATGAATGAAAAAACTTCTTATAATATTATTTCTGATTATAAGTGGTTCAACTTATGCACAAACAACCTTTACTCAAACATTTGTAGATAGATGTACGGGAGAAGTAAAGGTTGTTACTGCTAACTTTGTAAATGGTTCGGCTACTGTAGCATTTTATAATAAGATACGAACCTTTACTTATACGGAATTTACAAATGGTACATTAAACCAATGGTTGATTGAAACTTACGAATGGTGGAATACATTATCACCATGTTCTCAATCAACTCAACAAGCACAACAAGCACAACAAACAGCCCAAAATGCTACTCAGGCGGCATCTACGGCATCTACTGCTGCTTCAACTGCTACATCCGCAACAAATGGAGGGACAACAAATGCAACAAATCAAACAACAAATGAGGTTACTTCTACTGAGGGTACTGATACTAATTCATCAAATTCAACTGAATCTAATGAGAGTGAAGGTAAATCAACGGAGAGTGAAGGAGGCGATGGTGAATCAACAAATGAAGAATCATCGGAAGAAGGAACTGATGATGAGAATAGTTCAGATGATGGAGATGGAGAAGAATCTGAAGAAGTAGAAGAAGAAAAGAAAAAGAAGAAAACTGAAATGTTACCAATTCAACTCAGAGCAGATATGATGGTTAATCAAGCTCTATTAGGTAACTATGATGCGGTAATATCATTTGGGGTAACCCAATCCTCAATCTTTGGAGATGTAACCTATGGAGCAACTGCTATGATTTATTCTAATCTAAAACAATTTGCTCTTAATGGTTCTTATACCAAAGTTCACATGCAGAAATTTAATGTATCTCAATTAATACATCAAGACCATTCACATTATGCAAAGGGTAGTGTTGTAACTACAAAAGACCCAATAACACCACCTCAACCTAAAGTATCATCAATTACATCCGCAAGTGTGGGATATATGAATAACTTTGGTAATGGTACAATTGTTGCTTCGGTAAACAAATTAAAACCAATGGGTAAGTGGGGAACAGCTGGAGTTGGTATAAGTATGGTAAATATGTTTAGTGAGGGTAAGTATCAAATGACAATGTTAGGATATAACTTACTTTATACGAATATGGTTATGATATCACCTAGAATACAATATACACCTGCATTCATTTGGACACAATCACCATATATGGGTAGGTTTGATTTACAAAATCAACTGAAGGGAACTCGGATAGATGGAATGGTGATTCTTGCAAATTCATTCACATTACAATTAACAAAAAGGTTCTCAGTTAATGTGGGAGCAACATTTATTAAATCTACAAACCCAATCATACCACTTATCAAATCTTTTATGATAGGTACAAAACTACCTTTTTAGATATTTATATAAAATAAAGAAATCACAATGAAAGAATACGCAGTACAAAAACAATTAGTAGCAGTTGATACAAACGCTGGAGACCCTAATTGGGCTAAAAGACAAATATGGGTTTATAAACTAAACGCAGAAGATACGTTAGATGAATATGATACTATTGAAGAAGCTCAATCTAAAAGAGATGAGTTGGATAATGAGGACCCATCTGCAAGAGTTTATAGAGTAGTAAGAAGAATTGATAAATTCTCTTATGAAGTGCTTTAGTTGTCTTGTCTAAATTTTTATTTTAATTTATTTCTTATAAACAGTTTAAACAGTGTCTTGTCTTGCACCGTGTCTCTGTTGTCTGAAGATTCAAAAATAAAAAATGTATCTGAACCAACAATCGTTTCTGATTGAAGTTTGGAAGCGTTTAAACTCATAGCTTCACCTTAGAGTATGTTATTTCAGTATATATAGATATACCCCAGTTTCCCCAAACGATAAAAAAAAATCAAATAATTTCACATTTAGTAAATTTAGTTGAAAAGGCTTGGAACTCTCAATTATTTTTTGTATATTTGTTCATAAACATTAAATAGTATGAGCGAAGAAACACCACAATACGGAGAATCCGCAGTTGAATTTTGTGAGAGAATGTATCCCAACACAACGGATGAATTCAAAAAGATTCAAGAAGAAATGTATATCACCTTTTGTAAGAAGCAAAGGAACTACGGACCTGGTAACATTTCAGTAGGAACTCCATTGGAAACTGATGATGATGTGAAACTATCCTTAACTGGTTTATGGTTTCGTATCAACGATAAAGTGCAACGATTAAAACAATTGGTAGTATTAGGACAGCCCGATGAAGTGGGTGAATCAATCCAAGATACTTATGAAGATTTATCAGTATATGGTATCATCGCACAAATTGTTCAACGAGGAAAATGGGCAAAATAAAATTTGAAATATGTTCAGTATGGGGGCAGATGTATATCTTACCCTTTGTGAAGTTAACACACAATAGAAATCTGAATGGTGATTTAGAACTCATCATTGGTTGGTTAAACAAAGAATTAGTAATAGGAATTTAGTTATGAGAATCTGGCACATATCAGATACACACACTTATCACAATTTGTTGGAAGTTCCAGCAAATATTGATATGGTGATTTTTAGTGGGGATTGTTCTAATCCAAGAGACCCTTATAACAACGAAGTTGAGGTAAGAGGTTTTATTGATTGGTATCGTACACTAAAGATTCCGTATAAGATTTTTGTTGCCGGAAATCACGATACTTCTATTGAAAACAAATTCGTAACCTCAGAAGATTTCGCAAGACACAATATCCTCTACTTAGAAAACGAAGATGTTATCATTGATGGAATTAAAATCTTCGGTTCACCACATACTCCAACATTTGGATATGGGTGGGCTTTCAACAAAGATAGAAATAAGTTAGAAAGATTTTGGAGAAACTATGTTGATGAAGATGTGGATATCATTGTTACTCACGGACCTCCAAAAGGTATCTTAGATTTATCTTTGGATAGAAGTGGTAACTTAGAAAGATGTGGTGATAAATCACTACTCAATAGAGTAATGGAAGTAAATCCTAAATTGGTTTTATTCGGACATATCCACAATCACCAAGATATCATCAATCAGGGAACTATGAAATTAAGTGGATTAGATACAATCTTCTCAAATGGTTCAGTAATGAAAGATGGTAGATTTGGTAAATTAACATCTAACGGAAATGTGATTGAAATATGAATTGGGATGAATACTTTATTAACATTGCCGAACAGGTTAAGTTAAAATCAAAAGATGAGAAAACTCAAATAGGTGTAGTTGTAGTTGGTAAAGATAATGAGATTGTTTCTACCGGCTACAACTCATTTGCAAGGGGTATAAACGATGATATTAGTGAAAGGCAAGATAGGCCTGAGAAATACTTTTGGTTTGAACATGCGGAAAGAAACGCTATTTACAATGCCGCAAGAATCGGAGTATCTACATTAGGGACTACAATGTATATGACTTGTGGAATGAGTTGTTCAGATTGTGCTAGAGCAATTATTAATAGTGGTGTATCCAAAATAGTATTACGAAAAGGTAAAGGAGCTAAAGGTGATAAATGGGATGAATCATCTATTCGTTCAATGAAGATGTTTAAAGAAGCAGGAGTAATCGTAGAATATTACGATTAACAATATTTATATCTAAACAAATGATTAATGGCTTCAATAGTATCAGATGGTAATATAAGTATTAACTCTACACCAATCCCAGCAATAACTCCATCTAACATAAATTTACGAAGAGGTATTATTGATGGGGATACTGTAACTATTAAAGTAGGTGATTTTGAATCATCTGATGTTATTACATTATATGGTGATTATCAACAAAATTCGGTTGATATCCCTAAGTTTGATTTATCCAAAATCAATACCCTTCCAAATGATGTAGCTGATTTTAAATTTATATTATCGATAAAAGATGGTGATGCTGGTGAACCTACATTATACTCATCTGATAAAGTTAGGAAAGATTTGATTAGTAAGTATGGTGATGACAATCCAATACCAGTAAACTACTTAATAAACGAACGAAAAATTGTAGTTGTTAATATAGCACCCTTTAAGGAATTGATACAAAAAATGAGAGATGCTGAGTTGAGTATCAACTTAAATAGAAATGAGATTAATGGACAGGTTGAGGTTACTAAAAACTTATTTTCATACTCAAATTATAGTACAACTGATGCTGGTAGTTTGGTATCTAATCCAACTTATGATTTAAATGAATTAGTAAGATACATTAGTTGGGTTGTATCTAAACCAAATAAAAATTACGATGATAGATTAATACCTGCAAACGAATTAGGTGAGTGGAATGGCTCTATACCCGAAACACCAACTGTGGATACTCCATCTACTGATACCACAAATTCACCACCACCATCAAATCAATATCCACCTATCGGACGAGCTGGTATTGAAGATTCGGAGGAAGTATTCAAAAACGGAGAATTATATGTATGGAATGCTGAATTCAATGAATGGAAACTTAACACTCAATCAAATGATGATGTGAGTAGTGGTGGTGGAGGTGGTGGTAGTTATTAGATTTAACTAATTAATAACCATACATACTACTTATACATAATAACGATTAAACATTTTATACTTTGAAAAAAAGACCATTATTAAATGTTGACTGGAGAAAATATATCTCACCTACCAATACTACATTGAATAGTTATTTATGGGATAATGGTGATGAGTTTCTTGGAGAAATATTCGAAACAATACAATCCGCACAAAAGATGAAACTCCAATCGGTAATATTAATAGAGTTCACAAACGTAGATGCTGTATCAGTATTGGAAAAATCAGATTATAAATTGGCTTTAAAAAAACTTCTCAACCTATGTGAAGTGTTGGAACGATATGAATTATGTGCTAGTATTGTTAAACATGAGAAATCATTATTAAAGAAAAGAAACACACAAACGAATAGGACTTTAATTTAAAACAAATGGCTGAAAATATTACAAAAACTCCTCCAAAGGGGAAAATTAAATTTAATATTACCTTATCAGATGAACAAAAGTTAGCTAAATCAAATATCCTAATACATCCTTATAATTTTGTATTGGGTAAAGCTGGTTCCGGAAAAACATTATTAGCAGTTCAAGTTGCATTGGATATGTACTTTACAAGAGCAGTAAATAAAATTGTTATAACAAGACCAACAGTATCCAATGAGGATAACGGATTCTTACCCGGTTCTTTAGAAGAAAAGATGGAACCTTGGTTAGTTCCAATTCGTTCTAATATGAGAAAGGTTTACAACAAACCACCTATCTTAGAAAAAATGGAAAAGGATGATAACATTGAATTGGTATCTCTTGCTCACTTTAGAGGTAGAACATTCGAAAACGCAGTTGTTATTGTTGATGAGTTCCAAAACTTAACTAAACCACAATTAGGAATGGTGTTGGGTAGATTGGGTAAAGGTTCAACTATGATACTAACTGGAGACCCACAACAAATTGATTTGAAGTTTTCAAATGATTCAGCTATACATGATGTACCAAAGATTAAAGATTCACAACACGTACATGCAATCAGTTTGAAAGATAACCATAGACATGAAGCACTAAATGAAGTGTTGAAAATGTTATACGATTCGTATAACTAAAGATATCCTTGACGGCAGCTACCTTAGAGGTGTACTTCCCCACTTTTGATTAAGTTCATTAGTGGGGATTTTTTTTTCAAAAAAGTTCTTCATACATTTGGATATGTGAAATATATTTTGTATGTTAGTACTGTAATTGAGAGATAGATATGAAAAACCTTAAAACCTACGAACGATTAGTTAAGAAAGCCAATTTAGGAATTTGTGAAAACTCACGGATGCCAAACCTTAACAAAGTTAGTGAACTACTAACTGAGTTGGGAATCCAAAATAATTGTATGAATTGGAGTGAAACTAAATGGAGTTCGGCCGCTGGTTGTAGATACTACACTTCTGGTGGTAGTAGAGATTACAATGGTTACCGATTGAGTGTTCCTGAAATCAATATGAGTATTGTTTCAACTCAAACTTATTACTCTTGGAATACGAGAGGATACGCTAAGGAGTTGGTAAATTTGATTGAAAAATATCAAAAATAATCATCAAAAGACTTGCATAATTCAAAATTATTTTGTATGTTAGTACTGTAATTGAGAGTAAGAGTTAAAACGATTAAAACCCTAAAAGATATGAAAAGTAAATTTGATTTGTGGCTCGAAAAAGTTAACGAAGAGCGTAAAGAGTATTGGGAAAGTAAATTCGGTTACAAACCCTACGAACCCCTAAGAGTTGATAAAGGTAGAAAATACATCCGTTTGTGGGATGGTAGTTCTGCTTGGGGATTTGTTTCTATGGTTGATGGCGTTAACAAAGGAGTTCCAATTAAGAAAGGTGATTTAATGAAACCCGCTGGTTGGCAATCTCCTGCTAAACATAGTAGAGGTAACATCTTCGAAGGAACTGATAAATGGGAATACTACGGCCCAACTTACTTAATCTAATAAACCCTAAACGATATGACACTTAAAGATTTTTATTTGAACACTTACCCAACCGATGAGTTGGGAACTGAAATTACTGAGAACACTCACTTCGCTGGTTTGTTAAATATACTTTACACTAATGGTGATGTTTATGAATACATTGGAGTTGGTGATAGTATCGTAAGAGAACGATTGTTCTCAGAACTTGCTAATTCTTTGGAAGCGAGTTACGATTATATTTACAATCTTTGGTTAAATTAATTCACAAAACATTTGGTAGTTACAAATATATTTTGTATATTAGACCTGTTAATGAGTGAGAATGTTAAACCCTTAAAATAATTAAATGAATAAAAAAATAGTTTATATCGATATGGATGGAGTCTTAGTTGACTTAACTCATGCGATAAATCAATGGTTTCTAAATCATCCTCATTTGTATGAACGATACAAAGAAAACCCCGACCATATAGCTGGTATCTTCCGAAACCCACCTCCAATTAAAGGTGCTATCGAAGCTGTAAAGAAATTAGCTGAGAGTGGTAAGTATGAATTGTATATCGCTACTTCTGCTCCTTGGGGAAATCCCGAATCACTAACTGATAAAAGATATTGGATTGAGAATCACTTCGGTGAATTATTCCACAAACGAATCGTTACTACTCACCAAAAAAATATGTTGATGGGTGATTACCTAATTGATGATAGAAAGAAAAATGGAGCTGGTGAGTTCAAAGGTGAGTTGTTACAATATGGATTGGATTGGGAAAACGATAATAAACCAAACGAATATCCAAATTGGGAATCAATTTTAGAAAAACTACTATAATGAAATTGTTACGAGGATTACTAATACTGATATTGGGAATTGCGTTTGTAAGTTGTGAAGATAATGTTATTGAGCCAATTCCAACATATACCTTATCAATTGATTCACTTTTAACTGAAGATGGTTCTCAATCATTATTCATTGATTCAAACGGATACTATCGATTAACATTGGATAGTTTATCAGAAAATAAACAAACTGTTCGTAGAATTACTGGTATAGTTTTAAAGGATGAGATGGAACCAACACCGTCTGAATTAGTTGAGTGGGAATCATCTCACAATTGGGTTACTGGTGATAATAATGAATCTTATGTTGTACGAAGTACTATAAACGTATTAGGAGAATGGGTTGTAATCGATACGATTCAACTAAATATACCAGCTGGTCTTATTGTACCAACTGTTAATTCATCATCATATAGTGGAACCAATGGTGAGATAAATACAATGATTGCACCAATCTACGATATGAAAGGTGATACAATGATTGTTACCGCAAGAATGTGGACAGAATATAAAACATATTACGATACACTTAAAGTTATATTAGAATGATAAGAACTGCTAAGTTAAGAGCAACGCCAATAACTGAAGAAACGTTTATCAGACAGGGTTGGAAAAAGTATTCAGCTGATGAGTTTTCTTCAATAGAAGATGTGTATGAGAATGGTGATGATGAAGCTGATGATAATGAAGATGGCCCTTTCTTTTACACACTACCATTACCAAAAACTAATATCGATAAATACACACCAATGTTGGTTTCAAATGCAACTGATGAAGTGCATGAACTAAAAGCATTGGGTTTAAATGATGGTGAGTTCTTCATTGAAATGTTAGATACCGATGGATTGGGATTTTGTGCAACTGAAGAAGAATTAGAAATACTATATAAAGCATTAACTGGAAAATACATAGAAGAATGATTAGAAATTACAATGAACAACAATTAGAAGATAACTACAATAGATTTATTGAAGCTATCAAAAAAGTATTTACTGGAGAACGTTTGGATAAGTTATTACATATGTATTCTCCAAACGAATTGGGAACTGAATTGGCTATGGCACCTGCGAGTGGTAAACTTAATTTCCACTCAGCATATCCGGGTGGTTACATAGACCATGTTATGAATGTTGCTACAAACGCTTACAAAATCAAAAAGATGTTTGAAGCAAGTGGTGGTTACATTAATTTTACCGATGAAGAATTGCTATTCGCAGCATTCCATCATGATTTAGGAAAGTTGGGGGATGGTAAAGAACCTTACTACCTACCACAAGAATCAGAGTGGCATCAAAAAAACAAGAAAGAGTATTTTACTCATAATCCAAAACTACAATACTTTGATGTAACCGATAGAGCGTTTTGGTTATTGAATCAGTATGGAATCAAATATACTCAAAAAGAACAATTGGGTATCCATATGGCTGATGGATTATATAATGATGCTACTAAGAAATATTTTATTTCTTACAACGAAGATTTCCAAGTAAAAACGGATTTACCCTACATTCTACATTGGGCTGACCATATGAGTACTCGAATAGAAAATTCAGAATACCGAAAAGCAACTGGAATGTATGACAATATTTCCGAAAACTTTTAATAAAACTGACTAAGTGTCATAAAATAATAAATGGAACAAATTTGGTAATATGGGATGTATATGTTTAACTTAAAAAATACAAATGACATGACTTATTCGTTTAACAATTTATTTGATGATATCCTAAAGGATTCACTTTACACACCAACAATGCCTCATCGTAATGAGGGACATTATTCCATTAACAAAACCAAAGAAGGTACGATGGAACTTATTGTGAATGTAGCGGGGCATAATCCTAAAGATGTAGAATTAAATGCTACTGAAAATGAAATTCATATTAAAGCAACTACTGAAAGGGTAAACGCTGTAATTGGTAATGTAAATCTTAAATTTACGGTTGGTAAAGATTATGATGGAACATCTTCAGATGCAACTATTGAGAATGGTATTCTTACCATCGTATTAGATAAGAAAGAAGAGCAAAAAGGGAAAAAAGTTAAAATCAAATTTTAACTTAGGTTACGGAAATCAAATAGAGGGAGGGTTGTTAAATTCTCCCTTTTTGGTTTTTTGATATTTATATATACATTAAAAATAATAAGTTTTATGAAACCAGCATACAAAGAAAAAGCATTAAATCACATTGAGGGTATTGAAAATAGATTAAATACCATTCAAGAAATGTTAGAAGGTAAACGACCATCTAACCAATCGGATGCGATTAAGTTAGCAAATGAAATTCAATATTTGTTGAATCTATCAAAAAATATAGTGGAGTTATCATAAGGTGAAATTCAGAACTTTCTTATTAGGCTTAGCAGCGTTGTTAATAGCATCCGCAGCTGCTTTCTTCTCAGTAACTGGTCTATCCAAATTATTCGCAGGAGCAAGTACTGCCGTTATCCTAATGGCAAGTTCTTTAGAATTTGGTAAACTTATATCTGCTGGATTCCTTTACAATTATTGGGATAAGATTAATAAAGCACTTCGTACTTATTTATTAGTAGGTGTATTTGTACTAATCTTAATCACTTCAGCAGGTATCTATGGATTCCTAACATCAGCATATCAAATAACCGCAGACCAATTAGGTGTTGTAGATAAACAGGTTGAGTTAGTTGAACTAAAGAAGGGAAGATTCCAAGAACAATTAGATGGGTACACATCTGAGAAAAAACAATTAGCAGAATCTATATCTGAATTATCAAAAGGATTATCAAATAATGTAATTCAATATAAGGATAAGGAAACGGGTGAGATAATCACTACAACCTCATCATCTACTCGTAGAGCATTAGAAAGACAACTAAACGATGCTAAATCGGAAAGAGAACGAGTATCAAAAAAAATAGAAGTACTATCCGATTCAATCACTTCATTGGATATCAAAGTACTTAGTATTCAACAAAGTTCAGAAGTAGCAGGTGAAGTTGGTCCTCTAAAGTTTATAGCAGAGGCAACTGGTAAACCAATGAATACTATTGTAAATTGGTTTGCATTATTTATCGTATTTGTATTTGACCCATTGGCAGTAACATTAGTAATCGCATTCAATACCGCATTAAAAGTTGATAAAGGTGAAAAGGATAAAAAGAAAGTAGTTGAGAAAAGAGAACTCTATGGTGAAGAAACTGAAGAAGAAGAATCCGATTTATGGGATAATACTTTACAAGATGGGTTAGAAGATGAAGAACTAAAGAACTTTTATGAAACTAAAGCTAATGATAGAGAAAAGTTTGTTGATGAAGAATGGGATGAAGACCACACATTAGACCAAGTAATGAATGATATGGTATCCGATATGGATATGGAAGAACTCAACGAAGATTTATTTGGTGAGGAAGATGGTGAAGAAAACCTTAAAGAACTCATTGAGGAACTTGCAGGGATTATGGAAGATGAAATTGAGGAATCTGAAGAGTGGGAAGAGGAGGATGAATCAAGTGAAATTATAAAAGAAAATGTTATAGTTGATGAATTTACTAATCTAAAAAGAGATACATCTCGTAGGGGTATTGATATTGATGGTGATGGAACTATTGATGGATATGATAATAATGGAGATGGTCTAATAGATGAACCAGTACCATCCTCATCAAAGAGAGCACAATATGTAATGAATGAAAGACCATTCTACGCTAGACCTAACTTTAATTGGGGTGATACTTCTAAGTGGATTAATAATCAAAACGCAGTTAATTATTGGTTAACTCATATAAAAAACGAATCGGATAATTCATATCCAACGGACTTTAGTTCAAAAACCTATTAAAACATTTGTTTAATTCAAATATATTTCGTATATTTGTGTATAAACAAATAAAAAATGGATTTAGGATACGCTTGTATTAATATGACTCTATCGGCACAAAAGCCAAAGATTACCACAAATCGTTCTATGATTAAAAAAACCTTCAAAGAACGGGGTTTGGAATATGCTGGTGAATTGGGTTTAAAAAACGCTAGAGATTTATTTCACATTCTTAAATGGAATAATGAAAATGGAATTAAATTCTTCAGATTATCATCTGAATTTTTTCCATGGGCATCTGAATATAAGTTTGAAGATTTACCACAATTCAATCGTATCAAAACTTTGTTAGAAGGATGTGGTAATTATGCTAAGAAAAATGGTATCCGTATCACTTCTCACCCAGGCCCATTTAATGTATTAGTTTCACCTCGTGAAAATGTAGTACAAAATACAATTACTGATTTGGAAATACATGGTAGGGTATTTGATTTAATGGGGTTATCACAAACACCTTATAACAAACTTAACATTCATTGTAATGGTGTGTATGGTGATAAGATTTCTGCTATGGATAGATTTTGTGAGAACTTCAAAAGGTTATCACCATCAGTACAAAGTAGATTGACTGTTGAGAATGATGATAAAGCATCAATGTATTCAGTAAAAGATTTAATGTACATACATGAAAAGATTGGTATTCCTATTGTATTTGATTACCATCATCACAAATTTTGTACTGGTGGGTTGAATGAAGAAGAGGCTCTTAAATTAGCTGTATCAACGTGGCCAGAAGGTATCACACCCGTTGTACATTATTCTGAATCAAAATCACTACATGAGGAAAATAATAAACTAAAACCACAAGCTCATTCTGATTATATTAATTCGGTTCCAAATACATATGGAATGGATGTTGATATTATGGTAGAAGCCAAAGCAAAAGAACTTGCTATACTTCCATTCATAAATAAGGTGAGTAAATTAATAAACGGATAATATGATTATAGATACTAATATTACAACTCCTAAGAGAGTAGAAAAGGGATGGGGTTATGAACTTTGGATTCATAACGATTCAGAATATTGTGGTAAACTTTTAGTTTTCACAAAAAATAGAAATAGATTTTCAATGCATTACCACCTTCAGAAAAAAGAAAGTTGGTATGTGCAGGAAGGAAGATTTCAATTCAATTGGTTGGATGTTGAAAGTGGTAAATTAGAAGGTACTCAATTGGAGAAAGGACAATCGGTTCTTATCGAACGAGGATTACCACATCAGTTGATTGCATTGGAAGATAACTCAATCGTATTTGAGGTATCAACCGAACATTTTGATGAAGATAGTTATAGAGTTTATAGAGAAACGCCCGAAGATTTATTATGAGCTATGTAAAGGTACATTTACCTGAGTTAGACGAATTAAAAAATAGAATTGAATCAAACTATGATAAGTGGATTCCTTTTTATGGAAAGTACGGAGCAGTGGTGGGTAGTACTGAATCAGTAGAGTATTTGGATAAAAAATTAAAAGAATATTATGATAGTAAAGAGAATAAATAAAACTGAAGTTAGCAACGAAGATTTAACACAATATAAAAATGCAATATCTAAATTAGATGGTATTACTTTTAGTGGTAATGATGTTGGTATTGATAAAAGAATTATCACACTTAGATTTGGTGGTGAGTATGATGAACTAACTTTAGTAAATCCAGTTATAATTGAACGTTCTGATAATATGGTTGTTTATTATGAAAAGGATTCTGTAAAAAATAAGACCAGAAGGACTGTAAGACATTCATCATTTTCAGTTGAAACTGATAACTTAGGTGTAGTTGAGTTTAAGGCAGATAAATCATCTTGGAAAAACAATGATGAATATATGGAGGATATTGGATTGTTTGAATGTGTAATTGCACAACGATTAATTGATTCAATCGATGGTATTGATATCACACATCCAACTAGGAGATATACTACTCAGATAACTGCTGATAAGAAGCCGGGTAGAAATGAGAGAGTAATGTTACAATCACCAGATGGTGAAATGGAATTTGTTAAATATAAAAAAGCAGAATCTCTTTTATCTAAAGGATATCAATTAGTATAATGGCAATACTCACATACACTTCAGAAGAACCCACTAATAGGGAGGCTATGAGTATATCATTTGATATGCCCGATGATATGAACATATATGAATTTAAAATCATGTGTGTTCGTTTAGCAAGTTCTATGGGGTATCACCCAGATTCAATTAAAAGAGCATTTGGTGAAACTGAAATTAGAACAGAATTGGATAATGAATTAGCTGAGTTAATTAATTCAATGAATGTAACAACCGGTTCATTAGTATGATAGATGAAACTATATTACACAAACTATTAACTTTAGAAGTAATAGTTGAAACCATAATGGATACTTTGATAGAAAATGAATTAATAGATGTTGAGGAATTTGATGATAATCTTATAGCTAAGATTAAAGAGTTGGATAGTATTAACCACACTCAAAAAGCTGAATTTGATTATTCAACTTTTTTAATGGGTCCGAAAGGAGAAGCCTAAAAATAAATTTGGAAAATTGAAATATTTTTCGTATATTTACATTATCTTTTATATTATGGAAATTTTATATATTATATTAGGGGTATCAATCATACTGAATATCTTTCTTTTTTGGAGAGGTATTCGTTTGGTTACTCAAGTAGAACAATCTCAATTAAACGTTGTTAACAACGATTATAATACTCTGCAAACATTGGAATCTATGTTAGATGAAATGAGGCAGTTGGATTTAAAGGGTTCATTTGAATCCGATGATGAAGTGGGTGTAGTATTCTCAGAATTAAAAGATGTTATTAAGAAATATAAAGATAACATTTAAATTATGGCAAAACAGAGAAAAAAGAAATCAAAGATATACTTCGGAACACCAGCACAAGAAGCTATTATAGAATATAATGCAAGTACTGACCCGCATGAAAGAAATAAAATATATAAAGAAAGAATTCAATTTCCATTTGAAAAACTAGCTGAAAATATTTTAAATACATTTAAGTTTTCATACTTTGATGTGCCTAAATCTGATATACAAAGTGAGGTTGTATCTGTATTGATACAAAAAATTCATATGTATCAACCTGATAAGGGTAGAGCATTTTCATATTTTTCTATTGTTGCAAAAAATCATTTAATTTTACAAAATAACGGAAATTACAAACGTTACAAAAAAACTGATTTATTATCTCAGATGCCTGAAGCTTGGAATCCTGAAGATAATTTTTATGATGATGAAATTGGTACTGAGTATGGTGAGTTTAAAGAATTAATGTTAGCATATTGGGAAAAGAATCTAACAAAAGTATTTACAAAAAAAAGAGATATTCAGATAGCGGATGCAATCTTAGAACTATTTAGAAGAAGTCAATTCATAGAGAACTTTAACAAAAAGCATTTATATCTTTTGATACGAGAAATGACTGATTGTAAAACTCATTATATTACCAAAGTTGTTAACGTAATGAAAGAACATCAAAAACGAATGTTAAATGAATATTTAGATTATGGTGAGGTATCCGATAATCCAGATGAAGATGAATTCTTTTCCTACTAGCATAATACTTATATTTAGATAAATTAGGAAACACTACAAATTCCTAAAACAGTTCCACCAATTACTTCAGTTTTATTAATAGGTTATAGTTACTTAATCAAAGAGTAATTATCTTATGAAACGATTTTTATTAGGCCTGATACTAATGTTACCATTTGTGTCTTATGGTCAAAATGGGGCTAATGAAATACTTACAGCTCCTAACTCAAACTCTCCACACATTCTTGTGGATACTCTATTTACTTTAGAGCAAGATATTTCGGTAGGTTACACCGAAATTTATTTACACTACGCTAACCCAACACTATCCGATATATTCTCAGCTGTTCAGTTCAGAATCTTCTATGATAATACATCATTCACAACTCCTGAGATTTATTGGGGACCAACTGCTACTCCGATTACGGATAAGTATGGTTCGTACTTCGCTAATTCCGATTATGTGAATGTTATTGCATCTTATACAGGTACGAATAGTGGATTTGATTGGGCAGATGGGGCAATGTTCAAACTAAGATTGTATCACACAACTACATATGATGGTGTTGTAGATTCAATCGCAGTTGCTGGTTCAACAACTTACAACAACTTAGCAACTACAACTTCTGGTTTAGATGTTCCATTAGCAATGCACAATTATGGTGGTAATTTCCAAATGGATACCTTAGAGTTCCCAATCATCGCAAGAAACGCAGATGGAACTCCAGCACAAGGTATGTGGTTTACCGCTCAGAAAAGATTAAAATCAGATGTTTCTGGTTTATGGACTCCAATCGGAACTGATTCAACAAACTCAAATGGGTTGTTCGTTGTACAAGACCAATTGGATACTGCATTTTGGAATTTAAGAATAACCGCACAATCGGATACGATGAGTGATGGATTCGCATTATCCGTAACTGATGCATATAAATTAGCAAACCAATCTTCTCAACAAGACACACTTTCGGGAATCGAATGGTACGCTGGTGATATCAACGAAAGTAACGATGTAACCATTTCAGATGCATTCGCAATGTTCAATAGATTGGCATTACAATCTACAACTTGGACATCCTTATTTAGTGGTGTGAACAATGTGGCAATCTTATGGCCAGATGAGTACACATCAGCATTAGCAGCAACCGCATCTCCAACTTGGACAAACACTCCAAGAGTTTATTCAATTGATACAATCGTAAACTCAATGGATTCACTTAAACCTTACATATATGTAGTGGGTGATGCAACTACAACTGGATACAACAACCCTGGTGTGTTAGTTGCTAAAATGGCTGACCCTGGTATTGGAACTGATTACATCTTAGACCCAGCGGTGTATCTTTCTAACAAACCTGATACTGTTGAATTTAGAATTCCTAAGTTAACAATGACAGCTGATAATAAGATGAGTGTACCTGTAACTCTTTACACATTTGGTAACCAATTAGGTGCAATTCAAATGGGTATTGAATTCGATACTGCAATCTTTAGATTTGAATCAATCGAAATGGGAGAAGCAACATCAAAGTGGACTTCAGTTCTTTCGGTTGAAAAGGGAAAAGTATTTTGGGCTGGACACGAAGATAGATTAAACCCCTCATTGGTTGATGATATGACAACTCAGTTCACTTTCAACTTTGAGGTAATTGACCCATTGGGTTGGAATCAATCACCACTAAAAATAGTTGAAAAAATGGCAGGTGATAGATATGCACAAGATGTTAGTGTTAAGCCTTCACCAAATGATGGTTCAGTTGTTAATAGAACCTCAATAGACCCTGAATTAGATTTAATGATGAATGGATTCAAAGTTTATCCAAACCCAACAACTGAATTAATGGGACATTGGATTGTATTTGAATACCATACATATTTGGATGATGGTAATATTAACGCAATGGTTTACGATATGAATGGTAGAGAAGCTATGAGATGGTCTGACAAGATTTATCAAAGTGGTTTCCAATTCCAAGGTTTCACAATGGAAAACTTACCAAACGGAATGTATTTGGTAAGATTGGTTACGGCTGATAGAGATAAGGTTTATAGAATTATTAAAAAGTAACATTAATTTATTATGAAAGAAGAAATCAAAGAAGGAATGAGTTCCTTAAAGAAAGGTATCATTGGTTTGGCTGGAACAATGGTTGCAGCTGTTGGTACATTTGTAACTACTCAATTCAATTCAATATTGGGTATTGAAGAAGAATCGGATGCTCCAACTGAGTTGGTAGTGCCTGTTGAGAATAATAATTTCAATAGTAATGAGAATAACAACTCAAACACTAACACTCAGAATCAGAGTGTAATTATTAACATTCCTGCTCAACAAGCTCCTGCTCCTACGAGAACAATCATCAGAGAAACTGTAAAGGAAGTACCTGCTGCACCTGTTGAAGTGGTAGAAGAGAAGCCAGAAACTCCAATGGAAAGAATGGCTAGATTGAAGAGAGAAAGAGCAGAAAAAAATAAATAATTATGAGAACGAGAAAAGATGTAATTTTAGAATGGACAGTAGCACCTTTGATGCTCATCCTTACTGCTTGTGCTTTAGTATTCGTTGGTACATTCGCAACCTCATGTTCTTCATCAGTTGGTGTGGTTCAATACCAAGCTGATTTTGAGAAAGCAGAACCATTGAATACTATGCCACCTTTTACAGGTGAGAAACAAATTGTTCAATTATCAAAACTTAACGTAAATAAAGAACTTTGGGAAATGTTCCCTGAGTTGAGAGATAAGAGAGTTGGTTTAGGTGTATCTAATAGAATCATTGAGAACTTTGAAATGACTCAACGATTCAAATACGCTGAAGAAAAGGAAGCCATCCAAAATCAAATGTTAGATGCTTGGGAAGCCGAACTCAATGGAATGGGTGATGGACAAACTGAGTTAAAGATGGAGGGTATTGCTTTACCTAAGTACATCGTATATGCTGAGATTTATGATTTCGCAGTATCATATGGTGAAAATTATGTAAGAGGTAAATCAGAAATAACTAACACTACTATTATGGGTATCCAAATCAGAATGGTCAATGTAGATAACTCACAATACATCGTAGCGAGTGGACAGGGAACTGCAACTCAAGTAGGTGAGGGATTCTTCAAAAATCCTCAAATGGGATTTGATAATTCTACTGTTGGTATTGCTACCCAACGTGCGTTAGAGGTTGCTACGGTAAACCTTGTTAAACGTATGGAAGCATATGGATGGTAAGAAATGGTTAATAGTATTATTACTTCTTATAGGGTTTAAGGGTTTTGGACAATCGTTCCAATACACTTATGTTGACCCTTGTACGGGTGTTCCTAATACTGTAACTATTTCACAACCTTCAGGTTCGGTAACTCTTTTTTACGCAGGACAATATCAAAACTTTACAGCAACCCAACTTCAGACCGGTGGTTATGAGGCTTGGGTTGCTTCTATTAATGCCGCATCTCCTCCCGGTTCAAATCCTTGTGCTGGAAATGCTGGAGTAGTAAGTGGAACAACCTCATCAGCGGTTGGTACGAACGTAACTAATACTGTAACTAATATAACTGGTGCGTTAGCCACATTAGGTTCATCAACATCCGGTGGTTCTTCATCTGGTAGTTCATCATCTTTATCTTCTTCAAATAGTGGAAGTTCTTCATCTGGTGATGGTGGTGGTTCATCCAACGATAACACTGGTACTTCATCTGGTGATGGTGGTTCATCATCTTCTGGTAGTGGAGATACTGGTGGAGGTAGTGGTGGTAACACTGGTGGTGATACTGGAGGTTCTGGTGGTTCATCTGGTAGTGGAGATAGTGGAAGTGGTTCTACTGGTGGAGGTTCATCAGGCGGAGGTTCTGGTGGTTCTGGTGGAGGTGGTGATTCCGGCGGTGGTTCTTCTGGTGGGGGAACTGGTGGTGGTTCTTCTGAAGGCGGACAATCTACTGATGGTGGTGGAGCAACTTCCGATGGGGATGGTGGTTCATCAAGTGGTGGTGCTATTGGTGATAAAGATATTGATGCAGAATCGGGCGGCCAATCATCTGATTCCGAAGATGACTCCGGTGGTGGAGGTGGTGGGAAGAAAAAGAAAAATGGTGCAAGAGCAAGAAAGGGTTCTTTGATTGCAAGTGGTGATATGGTAGTTGTTCGTAATGGTTCAGATTATAAAGAAAGTGGTAACGATAACCTTAAATTTAATATGGGTGTTACTTGGGCAAATACCGAACAAACAATTACCGCTGGTGGGTTGTTGAATTACACAACTGGACAAAATGAAATATCTCTAACGGGATATGGTTCTTTTAAGATTGAGGAATCAATGATTATTGCATCTAATTCGTTCCTTTATAATGTATCTCAAGAAACTTGGTTCAATACGGGCAATGTGATGTACGCATTTAAACAAAGTAAGTATCTAACTACATTAATGGGAACAAACTTTTCAGTAGGTCAATTGGGTGATGAAACATTCTCAAATTGGGCAGCAAATGTTGGTACATTCACTACCTTTAATGGATATAGAGGATTTGCGATGAACCTTATGGGAATTGCAATGTACTCACCTTATACTTTCTTCTATGAAGGACAATGGTTCAAAGGGGGATTCCTTTTTGTACCTCTAACAAGTTTCGATTTTAATGTTACAAAAACCTTTAAGTTTAACATATCTACCTCAACTGTATATTTAATGGGTGAGGGTATATTAAACTTTCAACTAATGACTGGTACGAAGATGTTGTTATGATACGATGGTTGAAAATTTTATTGTTGTTTCCAATAGGTTTGTTTGCACAAAACATTACCTTTGCTACTGTTGGTGTTCAAGATATGAGTGGTATCGAAGTAACGGTAATTCACTCACAACCGGGTGGAACGATTGGTAGTATAACTCAAATGACAAATGGGATACCTTCGGATAGAGGTCAAGGTACATCTACAATATTCTCAACTACCAATTCAGACCAAGGTTCGGTAATAGTAAACATCCCATCGGGGTATCAACCGTCAATTGGAGGAACAACTTACTCAACGGGTAAACTCCACGCTAATGCTTGGATGGCATTTCCAACCACAACCTATAATAGTTATAATAGTTCAGCATCTGCGCCAAATGTACCCACTCTACACTTTACTTCCGTTAACAATGGCTCTACGGATAATAATATGTCGCATGTATCTACTGAAACTTATAATGACCCATCATTAGGAGATGTATTTAGAATTAGATATGAAGGAAGTTACAAGTATAATGTGACCGGTATCAATACAAAGATTGATATTTACTTTACTAAAAACAACAACGAAGAAATATTAGTAGTACTCAGACAATTCCTTGCTGATGGTTCTAATATAGAACAAATAGGATTATCAAATGGTTCAAGTTGGATAGCCAGTAATTTGATAAGTAGTGGTAACTATACCAACGGACAAGCGTGGTTGATTGAAAACAATGTTCAACCTGGTATAAGTGATACATTAGCAACTCAAACTACAACATTAACTGGTACTGTTTCATTTTCTAATCCCAATAACTATGATTATGAAGTAATTGTTGATGCTTCTAATATGGTAAATACATTCACACAATCTGAAATGAATTACCTTGCATATCTTAGGATGTTCCCCAATGAAATCTCATCGTGGGATTATCACACAATGAACTTCTATGAACCCGATAGTTCGGATATTGTAACTTATTCGGATGTATTTTCTGCATATCAAATTTATAATTTGGGACAACTCTTTAATTACACATACAATCATAACTATGTTTATTCACAATCGGAAAAGGATGATGTTGAAGTAAACGCTAATAGTTTAACTTATCACTTAAAATATCCAAAATCTGCGGTTAGAACTTTTAACAATTTGGATAGGTTTTATATCGTTTCTTTGGGAAAACACCGAAGGACAGTTAACTCAAATACTATAACACAATGAATACAATAGTATGCTATTTCGTAGCAAGTGTAATCTCACTTGCATCTCTTAAAGGAATTCCTGAAGAGAAATTTACCTTTGGTGTAAGACAAATCACCGAAGAAATCGTTGGACAATCTGCTCCATTATGTGAAGATGGTTCACCAATCTATGTTACCGTTGAATCAATCAAAGCACCAACCAAAGGAATTCAAGTTGGACCATTTAAGTTCAAACAAAAGAAAACTTTAGTAACAGTAAAAGTTGTGAAAGATGGTGTTGAAACAATTGGCATAGGTTCAGCAAAGATGAATGTATCGGCAACACTTCTTCAACTTCAAGATGAGAACTTACCATTTGAACAAACCGAATTTTCAGTTGCAATGAAAAAGGCAATTGAGGATGCGATGAAGTAGATACCTCCGTTACTTTTTAGTTTATTGATATTTATATATTGAATACAATATCAATATGCTATGTCAAATGATTTCGAAATATTTCCTGGTAAAAGCTTAAGTGGACTCTTTGAAGATATCTACAATAACCAAATTAATAAGAAGAGACATATCTCTGAAGTAATTGCTGAACTACGAAAGTTAGTTCGTAATCCTAACGATATGCGATATATTGGACCACTTATAAAAGATTTAATAGATACATCAGTTCGTAACGATGAATCATTGATTAAATTGGCTACAATTGCACAACGAATTATGATTGCCGGAACTAGAAGTGAAGGTGAAGAAGGTTACTTATCTGAAGCAGAGCGAGAACAATTACTTTCTCAAATCGATGAAGTTCAAATGGAAGTTCAAAGAATGGATGATATTCAAAATGAAATCGAAGAGGTAAAGCAAAAATTGGAAAAGTAAAATGGGAATAGGTAACGCAAGGAATCAAAGCATACAATCAAACCAAAACAAAAGACACTTTAAAAAAGGTGATAAGAGGTCTGGTGTTGTCTATGAAGTAATATTGGATGAAGAAAATCCAATTATACCAGAAGTAGAAGTTGATAATCCTACTACTCGTTTAGTGGGTGCTATTAGATTTAGATTAACAACAGATACATCCGCTAATACTGGAAAACTACAAACCGCATATCCTAAGAATTTAAATTTTAAATCACTACCACTTAAAAACGAAATTGTAACAATAACAACTGGTGCAACTGGTAACTTCTTTTATGAAAGAAGTGGTACTGAACTTACTCCAAATAATAATGCGGATGAAACAACCATAAAAACAACATTTGGTACTGATTCTAAAGCTAAGGTTAGTAATAGTTCAACATATCAAAGTGTAAGTACTACTGGTATAGCTAGAAGTACTAATGATAGTAGTAACGAATATGATGGGTATGGTGATTACTTTGAAACCGATGAGTTTGTACATAAGTTAAAATTATATGAGGGTGATTCTTATATAGAAAGTAGATTTGGACAATCAATACGATTTAGTGGATACAATAATCCAGAAAATGAATTGAATCCAACTATAACAATTAGAAATGGTGAAAATGCTGAATCTAAACAAAACGATGAATCATTTACAACAACTGAGGATATAAATAAAGATGGTAACATAATATTTTTAGGTAGTGGTGAGTATTTGTTACCATATACATTACCAACTGAAAATTCACGTGCATCTTTTAAAAACTACCCATCTGAATTAAAAGGAAATCAAATTGTATTAAATTCGGATAGAATTGTACTATCAGCTAAAGCAGCTGAAATGGTATTTGCATCTAAAAAAGATGTTGGGTTTATAACCGATGGTCAATTCTCAATTGATGCAACTAATGGTATAGATGTAACTGTTGATGGTGATACAAATATCACAACGAATAATAGAAATGTAAATATCAATAGTGGTAATGGTAAAATTAACTTAGGTGATGCAAACTTAGAATCATTGGTAAAGGGTGAAACATTGGTACAATTAATGACTGAACTAATTACAGCAATAGAAGTGATGACCGTAGCAACTGGAGCTGGTATATCTTCGCCACCACTCAATGTGGCATCTTTCACTACAGTCAAAGGTAAGTTGAGAACAATGTTGAGTAATCTAAATAAAACATCGTAATGTCTTGGTCTCTCTTCAAAGCAAATATAATTCGAAAAACCAATCCATATACAACTAATAATACTATTGATGATGTTGCAACCATTTGGGCTGATGAATATGATGCCGCTGTAAAGCGTGGTAAGGATTTCATAAACCTTGAATCGGTACAAGGGGGAAATAAAGAAATAATGAAAACTCTTTTTAGGGTTTCTTTATTAAAAGGATTAGCAACTCCATCTGGTCAAAACTTTTCATTAATAAACGAATTTGGTAATGGTGTAAAAGCATATTGGGCAGGTGCACAAATGAGGCCATTTCCAATACCACTAATACCAGCTCCAGGTTCAATTCAGAACATAGCTGTAAATTCTAATGTGGTAATCAATACTGGAACTTGGCCACAATATCCACCATTAATACCTGTTAGTAAGCCGGATATAATGGTAGATTTGTTTATACTTGCTGCATTAATTCATTTATTTAGTATTGGTGGTATTATACAAACAACATCTTTATATCCATCCATACCAGCACCAATACCAGCTCCAGGTATTATCCCATGGAGTGGTTATTTAGTACCACCAGCGATTCCAATACCAAATATCAACTTCCCATCTGAGGATGGTAGTGAACCACCTGTGATTGAACAAAGTGATGGGAGTGATGGTAACGCTATTACACCAACTGACCAAATTGATGATGATACCAATAATGGGCAAGATAATGGGCAAGGTGTTGGGCAAGATAATGGACAAGGTGATGGACAAGGTGATGGGCAAGGTAATATATTAGGTGGGGATACATCATTACAAAACGTAATAAATGTATCATTGCCTGATATGAGTGTTGATTCATTTGATGTAAAGGCTTACATAGCCAGTTTCCAAAAACAACTTACCGATGATGGGTGTTGTTGTGATTAAAAAATGAAAATACTTAATTTAAATATTTATAAGGAGAGTAAATATAAAAGATAATAAAATGAATACTGATAAATTAGTAAAGGCAATTCAAATTATTGTAGAGAGTGAGATTAAATCAGTTCTACCTGAGTTGGTAAAAGCGGGTGTTAAGAAAGAAATGGCTAAGTTGTTGAAAGAAAACAAACAGCTAAGAGAGGCATTAAAACCAACTAATGAAATGGTTCCAACTCAACCTACATTTATGGATGAGCCGGTTATTTATAACGCATTAAACCAACAACCAACCCAACCCCAAAGAGTGTTGAGTAAGAATCCAGTATTAAATCAAATACTAAATCAAACTCAACCACTTAGTATAAGTGAAAATACAACAAAAAGTGTGTTGGATAATGTACAACAAACACCAACCTATGCTGGTGCACCAACTGAGGTATCTGAAAGGACTATGGAATTTGGTACACAAAGTACTCATACATTGGGACAACAAAGTATCGTTGATAAAATGGGATATGGTGATATGCAACCTGCTGGTAAAAAGCAAGGATTGGGTGTAACAACTGGATTAGCTGGATTAGATAGAATTTTAAATAGAGATAACTCTGAGTTAATAAAAGCTTGGGATAAATCAAAAGGTCCTTGGAGACCGGGAATGTAAATAAATTATGGCAGTTGAATTAGGTTCTAAGATAGTAAAGGATACGCAATCATTCAATGATTATGCGATTGGTATATCTTTGCCTATTCAAATTACAAATACCGCATTTTCTCAAACTTTCCAAACATCGGAACAAGTAAAATCTAACATTAAAAATCTTCTATTAACAAAAAGAGGTGAACGAATATTACAACCCGAATTCGGAAGTGGATTGCAGGAATTATTATTTGAACCAAACGTTGATGATTTTGAGGGTAGAATTGAAGATACTATAAATGAGAGTTTGGAACAATGGTTACCATATGTAACCGCTGAAGAAATTGTAGTTGATTCATCTGATACATTACGAGATAATAATAGAATAAATGTTTCAGTTAAATTTAGAATTGGTGATAATACTGATTTAAACGAAGTAACATTTACAGCACAGGGATAACAATATGGCTATAACAAAAACAAATAAAAACTTTAAGAATAGAGGTAAAGATATAAAATACCTTAATAAAGATTTTGCTCAATATAGAGGAAATCTAATTGAGTTTGCTAAAACATATTTCCCAAAAACCTATTCTGATTTTAATGAATCATCACCAGGTATGATGTTTATAGAGATGGCATCTTATATTGGTGATTCCCTTTCATATTACATTGATGATACACTTAAAGAATCCTTAATGGTTCATGCGGAAGATATTGAAAATGTAATTGCACTTGCACAATATTTAGGATATCAACCAAAGGTAACATCACCTGCGGTAACAACTCTTTCAGTTTATCAATTGGTTCCATCTACTGGGGTAGGTGGTAGTAATACATATGATGAAACCTACTTACTTACTATTAAAGAAGGTATGCAGGTTTCCGATGGTGAAACTACATTTATAACAAAAGATGTTGTTGATTTTTCGGATGATACTGATAGGGAGATAACTATATACGAAACTGATAGTGTGAGTGGTGAAACAACATTCTATTTGGTAAAAAAATATGTTGATGTTATTTCAGCTGAAATTATAACTAAAGAAGTTGAATTTGGTTCTTATGAATCATTTCAAACTATTGAGTTATCAGAAACAAATGTAATTGATATCTATGATGTAAGAGATTCAAATGGAAATAAATGGTATGAGGTTCCTTATTTAGGGCAAGAGATGGTATTTGAAGATTATCCAAATACTGAAACAAACGACCCGGAATTATATCAATTTAAAACAACGGTACCTTACATATTAAAAACAATAAAAACACCACGTAGATTTGTTAAGAAGGTAAATGGTGATAGTACAACTACTATCCAATTTGGAGCTGGAGACCCAACTGCTAATGATGAACAACTGATTCCTAACTTAAAAAATGTTGGATTGGGGTTACCTAATTCAATTAGTAAGTTAAATGAATCATTTGACCCAACCAACTTTTTGAAAACAAAAACATATGGAACATCACCATCCAATACAACTATAACTGTTAAGTATTTAGTTGGTGGTGGTATATCATCCAATGTGGCAAAGGGTACGTTAGTTAAAATAAACTCAATTGAGTTTGAAGAAGATATTCAATTATTAAATCCAGCCGCATTAGCATTATATAACGCAACCAAAAACTCAGTAGCAGTTGAAAATGAAGTTCCTGCAACTGGTGGTAAGGGTGGTGATACTATTGAAGAGATTAGAGAGAATTCATTAGCAAACTTTGGTGCACAAAATAGAGCAGTAACTGCAAAGGATTATCAAGTAAGGGTGTTATCAATGCCAACTAAATATGGTTCCATTGCAAAGGCTTACGCTACGGCAGATGGTACATTGGATAACAACTCACCTTCATCTATTTTAAGTTCCCCTAAAGCTCTGCAAGAGTTTACTGATTTGGTAATGGGGTTTGTGGATAAGCCTGATAGTGAGGAACCTGATAGAAGGAGTGTTCAAAAAGAACTACAAAAATTCTTGATTGGTAAAACCTCAAATGAAAACGAAAAGAATAACCCATTTGCAATCAATCTTTATTTATTAGGGTATGATGGTAATGGTAAATTATCTACATTAAATTCGGCTGTTAAAGAGAATTTAAAAACATATTTAAATGAATACAAAGTTTTAACTGATGGTGTTAATATATCTGATGGATTTATTATCAATATTGGTATTAACTTTGAGGTAATAACTTTAAAGAATTATAATAAAAGTGAAGTTGTTACTGAATGTATTAATGAAATGAAAGATTACTTTGATATTAATAATTGGACATTTAATAATACAATAAATATTTCAGAATTGGAACTACTATTAGCAAACGTTGATGGTGTAAGTTCGGTTCCAAAATTAGAAATAGTGAATAAGTGTCATGATAATTATGCACCAAATTCATATAACATAGAAGCGGCTATTAAAGATAAGATATTGTATCCATCTTTGGACCCTTCTGTTTTTGAAATCAAATTCCCAGATGTGGATATAAAAGGAAGAGCTAGATAAATGTATTACTTTTTAACAGCATCAAAAGATGCATCGGTTTACTTACAACAACCTGACCAGAATACTGGATTAGATGAAGTATTGGAAGTAAGTAAGGTATATTATGGTAACATCAAAGATGTATCCAGAGCACTCCTTAAATTTGATTTAAATGGGGTATCTCAAAGTATTGTAGATGGTGATGTTAGGTTAGATGAGGCAACTCTTATATTAAGAGAAACTGATTCTGAAGAACTACCATTGGAATTCACATTAGAAGCATATCCGATTTCACAAAGTTGGGAAATGGGTAATGGTACTCGATTTGATGATATATCAACCGCTGGTGTAACTTGGAATAATAGAGAAGGTGATACAATCCAACGTTGGTTACAAACCGCTGAGTTCTCTGAAGTATCCACTGGTTCATATGCTGGATTGGGTGGAACATTCTATGATTCGGTTTTTGCTACTCAAACTTTTGAATATCTAACATCTGATGTTAATATGGATGTTAAGGATATCGTTGAAGATTGGATTAGTGGTTCAATACCAAATGATGGATTAATACTTAAACTACCATTTGCAAGTGAATCCGATTCTACTGATTATGGTATCTTAAAATTATTTAGTAAAGAAACTCATACAATTCACCAACCCAAATTAAGAATAGGTTGGGATGATACTTCGTTCACAACAGGTTCATTAACTGAACTAAGTTCGGAAGAAATAAAAGTTGGAATCCGAAACTTTAGAAAAGAATACAAAGTAAATACAACTCCAAAGTTGAGAGTGATAGGTAGAGATTTATATCCATTGAAATCATTTACATCTACGGCACAATATGGTATAAGTAAATTTTTACCAACAACTTCATATTATCAGATAAAGGATTATCATTCGGATGATGTTATCGTTCCGTTTAGTGATTATACAAAATTAAGTTGTGATAGTGATGGTAATTACTTCAAATTAAATTTATCTAACTGGGAAGTTGATAGAATATATAAAATAGAATTCAAAGTTGTTATTGATGGTACACCTCAATTCTTCGATGAAGATTATACATTTAGTGTAATAGGGTAAGATGAAAAAACAATCTGGTTTAAAAAACGAACAAAAAGTTCAAAAGATATTAGTATCTGGTTCAGCTGTTTTACCACAGAAGAATTCGGCTGGAGTTCGTGTTGCTAAAAAGAGAAAACCTATGCCGGATTCTCCCATCGTAAAGGGATACCCTGATTTATCCGATATACCAACTGATTCATATGGAAATTTAAGTGAAGCTGGTAAGATTAATACTAATGATTTAGATGGTGGTATTGTTAGTGGAAAATTGGTTAGAGCTAAATATGATAATGCTCAGATAAAAAAATCAATAGATACTAACATATTTGAATTAATACCACAAATTCCAATTGAATTACCCGATACAGTATTACGTTCAGTTTATAATACAGTAACACAATCGGTAAATGATTTAACATTAGAGGTACAATCACTAACAAATGAAGTATCAACTTTAAACTCAACTATATCCGAATTAGAAATCGTAAATGAGAGTTTGAAAATAGAAGCTGATAATGAAAGATTGAAAGCTAATATTGCAGAACAACAATCAACTACGGCTAATGAACAAGTAGCAACAACAACTATTGATTTATCAAACGCTATTCAGAACTCAATTAATGAAGCAATTCAGAGAGTATCATTAACCGCAAGAAATGAATCATTATTGCAAGAGAATACTTCATTAAGAGAACAACTATTCGGATTAGCCGCTCAAACTGCCGAAGGAGCTATTAGTGGTGGTGATAATAATTTTACTGTTAAGGTTAATGGTAACAAAGGAGATGCGGAACAACAATCCGCTGATATCTTCATAAGGACTTCAGCTGAGCAGGGTAATAATCGTATTATGGGTGTTAGTTTAGAAGTTAGTAATGTTACTACTGATAAAACAATAACCTCAATTAATTTCGATGTAACTGATAACAAATGGTTTACAGTTTCAGGTCCATCTACAATTGATTCGGAGAGTTCTGAGGTATATGAGTTAAAATATAATAATTTTGTAATTAATACATTAGAACCATATAAGAAAAAAAATTGGTTAGGTATATCATATTGGAAAGGTTCGGCTACAAACTATTCGGATAGTAAATTAAAGGTTACCGTAAAATTTAGTGATGGTTCAACTGATAACGTAATATTGAGTACTGATTTAAGAAAAAATAGAAAAGGCTAATGGCTATTAAAACATTTAAAGATATTATAAACGATAAGGGTTATCGTATTTCATCAAAAGATAGAGCTATCTTTGAGGAAGGTACTTTACAATCATTCTTTGGATTTACGGATTCGGATATGATTGAGTTTATCTTATATGATGTTAATGATAACCAATTACCACAAGGTGAGTTTGGTGAATTGAGTAGATATATTCCAATGAACTCTAATAATATCAAAGATTATTTCTTAATCGCTGATGGTACAACATTCCAAGCTTTTCAATTTCCATCTGAGTATTTTATAGATGTTGAACGATTGATAAATGAAGCTGGTTATGATAATGGTATTTTCAAAACACAAATTACATTATTAAATAAAAGAGTTGGATATGAATCCCCAAATGAAAAATTGTGGATTAAGGAGATATCTCCATCTAGAACCGAAGTAAAACTTTTACCACTTAGAAATGAGATTGCTGATAAAACTGATTTACTTAGGAGATTTAACGTTATGGTTAATGGTAGAGATTTTAGAGAAGATATCATTCCATATATTTCTGAATTTATAGAAAGTATAACACCATCTACAATTGATTCATTTATAAAAAAGATTTATACTGATAAATGGTATAACAAAATGGTAGCTGAATTTGGTATTGCTGGGTTTGATAGATTAATGACACAAATCCATAGTAAATTCAGAGAAGCTATGTTTAATGAATTTTCTAATAGATATTCATCGATAACTGATAATAATTATGGAAATCCGAAATCAACCGGATTATCCCTATCTTTTTCAAAAGATGATGTATATAAAGTAGCTCAGAGAATAATTGTAGAATGTATTGATTTTTATTTACCAAAACGAACTATACAATCCCAAACCGACGTAGATACAATTTTTGATGAAAGTTATGATAAGGTTGGTAAGGTATTACAACGTAGAGAAAGTGATGTTGTAATAAATCCAAAACCTGCAACTGTAACTGTAACTAAAAAGAAAAAAGATGATTCAACTAAACCATATATAAAAGAGTTTGATTTGAGTAAGGAGATTCTAAAAGAGATTCCAGTTGATAAAGCCATACCTAAGTTTGTTAAACCAAATTTATCAAAATCAAATAAGGTTAGTAAAGCAATACAAGGTGGTAGACCATTTGGTGGTAAACGAGCTAATCTTAAAACATTAAGTAGTGGTAGATACAATAGTGGAGGTGGTGGAACCAACAGTGATAGTTAATATCATTTAAGGATATTTATAGATATGGTAAAATTTAATTTAATTGATTATACATTAGGTGGTAGTATTTCCAATATTGGTAGAATAGATACCGCAATTACCGATGTCTTTGATGAAGGTGTTGGTTCTGATGGTATAATTCCAAACAATACTGGTGGTGGTGGTACTAAAATTACTGAATCAAATTATACATTTAATATCAAATCAAATATAAAAGGTGCATCTGTTTTAATAAATGGTGAACTTTCAAAAAATATAACACCATCTCAAATTAAAATCACAAAACAAAATTTAATTGAGGATGGTGATAAAACTATAACACTTACTAAATCAGGGTATATTTCAAATGAAAAATATGTAATCAAATTAGATACAAACGGAAATACATTAGTTAAATCACCATTTATTAGTGGTGGCTATGGTAATCTATCTCAATCATCTATTGTTATTGATTACTATGTTAATGATATTAAACAACCATATCCAAAAGTTGTTAATACTCTTAAAGAATTATCGTTTACTTTATCTAATAAAAATATTAATATTGTTGAAGAGGAAACTGTATATGATTTGAGTATCAACATATCTGGCATCGATGGTGGTAATGCTGTTCTATTAAGAAAGAATGCATTCACATCGGCTAATATGTTTCCATCAAAAGGATTTACTAAATATTCTGATGTTAGTAATACAAAATATAACATAAGTTCATCGGATTTATCGTTATATAGAATTGTAAAAATTACTTACAATAAACTATCCGATAGATTATCAAAAACATCTCCAATTGTATCAACTGCAAATGATGATGAATCATTAACTTTAGATATAAAGTTAAATGATAATTATGTAGTTGATATTGTAGTTGAGGATATTGTTAAGGATATTCCATTAATTAAACCAAAGGTAAAACTACTAAATAATAGTAGTAGAACTTATAACATAAACAGTGAAAATGGAGTACCCATTGGATTTGAAAAAAACGAATCTGTAACAGCTATAACTATCATAGTTGGTGATGATATTTTAGAATTTGATGATTTGGAAAAAGGTACTATTTGTGGAGTTACTATACCACATTCAGTTTTTGAAAAAATAGGAAAATATAATATTAAGATATTTCCGTTTTCATTAAGTGAGTATGAGGAGATGAATAATCCGAAACCACCAAAACCACAAATCAAACCGAAGCCGGTAAGACCATTAGTTGATATAACTGAGGTTATAACCCCAGTTAAACCTATAATAAAAACCAATCCATATATTAATACAAATCCTATTTATAGTAATGTGAGTAATAATATTAAACTTATTGGATTAACTGGTGGAGGCGGACGAGGTAGTTACGATAGTTAATGAGATATAATAAACACATAGTAAATCCATAATGGCAGTACAAAAAATACAATCTCAATTAAACGGAATTGGTGGGACATCTACTTTTGGTGGAGGTGGCACTAAAACTAAAACGTCCGTAAGTATAACTAAGCCTGTAACTAAAGTAAATTTTCCAACAAAGCCTGTAAATAACTTAGGATTAAGTACAATATCTCTTTCAGATATTAATACATCAATTTTAGATACTATTGTACAAACTCCCATAATTACACAATTAGTAAATCAATCTTCAGATACTGAAACAATAAATATAGCATCGGAAGCTATTGATTTGGTAATCAATGTGGTTTCAGATGTATATGTTAATACTCCTGATATTAGGGAGATAACATATCCAAGGGAAGTTAGAGGTGCTGATTTCGTAGGATATGATGTAGACTTTGATATAAGTTGGAATTCAATACATGCTACTGTAATTAAAATGTATGTTGGTCAATCTACTGATTATGTAGAGTTAGGTCCAACGGGTAATCTCACATTAAACGTAAGGGAATTATTAGATAAATATCAATTACAAATTAGTGATGATGGTGATAAAATAAAAATACCATTACGTTTAGTTCCTATAAATTTAGAAACTAAAAAAGCTGTTGAGGGGCCGGTAGAAGAAATCAGTATCTTATTCGATAAAGGTGATTTAGATATACCACGTTCAGTTGTTATCAATAGAATAGCTGAAGGATTTATATCTCAATTTGATAAATGTAAATTTGATGATTCTAAATTACTTACTCACTTACTTCATATAGGTAATGGTGATAATAAAGTAATTACCACATGGACTGGATTGGTTGCTAATACTGATAATGATATAGATGATACATCATTAATACTTAAATTATACGAACCACTTCCAACATCAGTATTAACTAACCAAAAAGTTTGGATTAGTAAAGTACAAGCTGAACCAATTATTGATGTAATAACTTTAGTTGGTGATGATACTGATTACTGTCCACCATTACAAGGACCTAATTTCAAATTAGAAGTTGATAATGGTATTGGATATCAAATGTATGATGATTTGGTAGCAAATGGTTCAACAACATCTACTTCATTAATACAACAATATGTTACTAAGACTGGAATTGATACCGAAAAGTTGAACATTCAGTACGCCAGTGGTTCGGTTCATATGTTTGAAAATTTCGTACACTTTGGTTCATCCGAAGAACGAATTAAAAACTTTTGGTATAAGATTCAATTATTAGAATCCTATCAATCTAAATATAATGAATTAACAACAAATACAGTTGAATTAGGATATGTACTTGCCGAAGGTATTGGACAAGATGGGTATGTTATTATAACCGAAGATTCTAATAATTTACAATTAGATGCATTATCGGTAACAGCAACTTCACAATTACAATCAGCTGCTCAATTAACAAAAATAAACGATTTAATCGGAACCTTTGATGGTTTTGAAAAGTGGTTATATACCGATACACAATATAGTGATTCTTTATCATATCCAAAGAGTGGTAATACTATTAGAGCAACTTCAACTGATGAAGCAATAGCTTGGTATAACTCATCCGTTTCATCTGCGGCAACATATGATAGAAATAATGTAAACTACCTCAACAATAATCTTCCAGAATTTATAAAAGAGGATTATCAAAATGAGGACTTTATGTTGTTTATGGATATGGTGGGACAGCATTATGATATCATATGGGCATATGTAAATGGGTTAACTAAACTTAAATCACCTCAACATAAAGCTGATTTAGGTTTCTCAAATGATTTAATGTACGCAATGTTAGAATCATTAGGTTGGGATGGTAAGAAAGCTTACGATTCTCAATATCTATGGGAATATGCGTTTGGGCAATATAAAGATGGTACACAAAAATACCAACAATCATTAAAATCAGCAAATGAAGAAGTTTGGAGAAGAATACTCAATAACTTACCATACATATTAAAGCATAAGGGAACATCTCGTTCTTTAAAAGCTGTGATGGCTTGTTATGGTATTCCAAATTCACTACTTACTATAATGGAGTTCGGTGGTCCAACGGACCCGGCCAAAGGTGGTACTCAGCCATTCACATTTGATGATAGAACCGCAGCTATAAACTTTACCAACAATAGTGAATTTATAAATACTCCATGGAAAGAGGTAGATGGTACATATCCAAACTCAGTAGAGTTAAATGTAAATCTACAAACATCTGGAAATTATAATATATTGAAGGGTGCTAACAATGCATTCTCAGAACCACTATGGAGAGTTAGTGTTACCAATACAACTGGTTCATTTGGTACAATTGATTTATTCGTATCAGAGAGTTCAACTGGTAATGTGCATTCATCATCTACTGAACCATTTAATATATTCAATGAGGAATATACTCAGATTGCAATTAACAGAACGTTAGTTGGTTCGGAATCACAATTCCAAATAATAGCTAAAGAGGCATTTAATGGAAGAATTAGAACTAACGTATCTACTGATGTGATGAGTATAACTGGCGATAATGGTTGGGATTCTGGTTCTGGATTTATCGTTTCGTTGGGTTATGAGATGGCAGGTACAGTGGATGAATTTAGATTATGGAAAACTCCATTGGAAGATAGTGTAGTTGAAACACACACTCTTATGCCTGATTCTACTGTTGGTAATTCATATACATCATCAACTGAGGATTTATGGTTGAGATACGATTTTGAATATCCAAAGAATAGAGCAGTTGATTCGGATATTAAGAATGTTGCTGTAAGTAGTGAGTATAACGTAGAAAATGGTTCAGCGGATGGATTCCCATCAATAACTGAATATCCATACAATCATACTACCTACGAACGAACTATAACCGCAAAGGTTCCATCGTTAGGATTTAATTCTTCTGATAAGATTAGATTTGAAACTCAAACTTTAGTTGGTGATTTATCCCATAGAGTTAGAGCAACTCAAAAAGCATTTGATAGAGCACCAATTGATTCATCTCGATTAGGATTATTCTTCTCACCAATAAAGGAGTTGAATATGGATATCATAAAATCATTTGGTAATTTTAATATAGATAATTATATTGGAGACCCATCTGATGAGTTTAAGGATAACTATTCAGAATTGGGTGTTCTTAGAGATTACTATTTCCAAAGAGTAAATAGAGATATCTATGAATATATTAGATTGGTACGCTCTATTGATAAATCGTTATTTGATGTATTAGAAGATTTGGTACCCGCTAGAGCTAAAGTTTCTAAAGGTTTACTAATCGAACCACACTATTTGGAGAGAAGTAAAACACAATGGAAGCCAGCCAGTTCTGAACGAAGTGATTATGAAACATCAATTGATGTAGATAACAATGTAATATTAGAAGGTGATAATAATCAATATTCAGCAGTAGTGGATGCACAATCTGATGTGGAACTATCATATCAATATGATAACTATGATGGAAACGTTAATGCGGAATCGAATATTAACTTCGAAGGTACAACACCATTTTACAATTCTGAAATAAGTGTAGATGATTCGGTTGTATTGAATGGTGAATATCCATCATATGAATCACATATTGAGGTGCAAGATGGTTCTAACATAAGTGCTATGGTTGATACTGATACATTCCAACAAATTGGAATGGAGAGGGATTCTCTTACTAATGCTGGATTTGGATTATACGCACCAATAACAACAACTGGTATTGTTACTAAGTTGGATATATTTGGAAATCTAACCGCATCAAGAGAGCAAATTTATTTAATCAAAGAATCGTATGTGGAAACTATATCAACTCAAACTGAGGGTTATCCAGCAACTTCAAACAATGAAGGTGTTAAGTATGAAGATGTAGATGTAACCAAATTTAGATACAAAGTATCTACAATACCTTATGGGGGTTCTGCCCCATCGGTTGGAAATGATATAGTAGAAGTAACTCCACTATCTGGATACTTCCCTACACACTATCGTTATAAAAACAATTTACCACAAGGTATGAAGAATTCATTCTTCGAAGGTT